CCAGTTAAATCCTACTGAGATCAGGGAACTGCCTCTGAACTGGTTCAGGATGCAACTCAAAGATCTTGAGGATGATCCTATTGGCATGAACTACCCAGACACTCACCGTCATAATACTGAGGTGGCATTGGGAGGTCTTACTTACGCAAGGGTTATTGAGATCATCAACGACTACACTATAACATTTGAAGATGGTCAGTACGCTGTCAACCTTACTGGCGCTAACTCAAACGTAGGAGATAGGGTAAACGTAAATCAGGTGTCAGTGCGATCTGCAAACTCAGCTGGTATGACCTCTAGCCCTGACATCGAGTATTCGAGCTTCAACGGTATGGTGTATGTTGATTTCACATCGCCTTACGCAGGAACGCTATTCCCTATTGGTACACCTAGACAGCCAGTAAATAACACTGCTGATGCAGAAGCCATAGCCGTGTACCGTGGCTTTACGACACTACATATGACTGGGAATATCACGCTTGGTGCTGGTGTTAATATCAGCAATTACAAGATAGTAGGCAGTAACGCCATGCGTTGCTTTATAACTATCGAGCCAGAAGCTGCGGTCAATAATTGTGAAATCACAGAAGCCACCGTGACTGGAACACTCGATGGAGGCACGCTGTTTCGTAGCTGCGTTATAGATGGAATAAACTACGTCAACGGCATTATCCACCAGTGTGCTTTGACAGATAAGCCAATAGTACTGGGTGGTAACATGCCCTGTGTCGTACTTGGTAGCTATGCGATGGTTTATGGTGGAAGTTCTACAATCAATATCGACTTCAATAACTCCTGTGTTGCTCTGATGATACGTGATTGTTCTGGTACGTTCAGGCTGCACAATCTGACTACACCTTGTTATGCAGGGATTGGATTAGCTTCTGGCGGAGTTATTATTGATGCTTCTTGTACGGACGGTACAGTAAATATAGGCGGTGTGATAAATAAGTTCATTGACTACAGCAGTGGAGCTGTTGACGTAATCATGAATGCTATTGTCAATGTACCGCAGCCAGTTGATAACGCTGTTGCTGTATGGGAGTATGAACGTGCCTGATGCTTGGGATACATTATTTGCTGTATCAGCCGCTGGTGATGCTTGGGAACGGCTAACTACCGTGTCGGGTAGTGATACTGCCGACTGCAATCCTGGTGTTACGTTAAGTGAGATTAAGTTCTCATTGCCGCAAGAGGTTGTTAGAGCTAACGTACTTGAAGTGCTACCAGCTCTTAAGATACACCAAGATGACTTACGGCTAACAGTTGTAAATGGTACGATAACTGCATCTGTGCAAGGATAATTATTTATGGCTACCATTAAACGTAAGCAAGGTAACGCTTTGCGCCTTAGTATTCCTGGGGAATCTTTTGATCTCGTAGACGCTACGTGGGCGAACTGGTCAGGAACATATAAGATATTTGACAGCGATGGTATAGAAGCACTGTCAGGTAACCTTACTAAGCATGCTACTACGCTAGGGCAGTTTTACATCATTATTGGTGCGACTGCTATGTCTTCGTTGTTAGTAGGCACTTACACCGTCGTGGCAGAGATTGTTAACGTAACTGCTGATTATGTGTTAGAGACAGAAGACCAGGCGTTACTAATAACTGCGCAAAGAATGTGAGTCAGTTTATAATGTCAATAATTTACATTTCTGAGAGGTCGTCAAATGAAAGATTTAAAAGCCGCCGCAGATACATTTAAAGAAACCTCGTTTGCTGCTAAGGGTATTAGGAAGTCAGATATCGCAGAAGTTATGTCTACGCCTCCTGAGGGCTTAAAGCCTGGCCTGGGAAGGAATGTTGGTACAGGTCGTTTGTTTAATGCGGCAAGAGAATTTGGCGAGAAGGTAGCTAAACCATTTATGCGCAGAGCTGCCATACTTGGGACGCTCGGTGATTTAGCTGAATACTCCGAGGAACAACGCCGTGGAAGACAAAGTACCAGGCGTGAGGATATTTCCGGCGGGCCTGGAGCTGAGATATCTTCTAGTGGCTCGCCTATTAAGGTTATTCCTCGCATAGCGCAGGATAACCCTGACGATGTAGCAAGGGCCAAGTTTGAGTATGACAAACGGTTTGGAACTAAAAAGGCTAGTACTGAAGTGGATGCTAAACCAAATAGTACTGGGAGCAAAAAGAGATCTTACAGCCATGATATAAGTGATAAGCAAAAGAAAACTATACGTGGGCAGGCTATGGCTGACATGAAGCGTCGTGCAGATGCCGGAGATACATTTTGGGCTGAGCAACTGCGTCGGGCAGAGGAAGAGTAGTGAATACTTATATTTATGATAAGTTAGCTGCGTGGAGAGAAAGTCCTCTTTTGTTCGCAACTGAGTGTTTGCAGGTAGTGCCATCTGAGCAGCAAGTATTTGCCCTGACGTCGTTTAACAAGGCTAAGCGGACTAGCATACGATCAGGGCACGGATGTGGAAAAAGTTCTTGCGCTAGCTGGCTAATACTGTGGTTTCTATGCACAAGACCTTATGCGAAGGTGGCGTGTACAGCGCCAACTAGCAGACAGCTTTCTGACATACTATGGTCAGAGATGTCTAAGTGGCTCAGGAAAAGTGTTTTAAACGACGAGTTTGTTATACAAAAAGATAAGATTTTTCACAAAAGTGCACCTAAGGAGTGGTGGGCAAGAGCCATTTCGCCAAGCGTTAAGTCTAGTAAAGATGAGCAGGCTGAAACGCTTGCCGGTCTTCACGGTGACCACCTTCTGATAGTATGCGACGAAGCATCTGGTATACCAGACCCTGTGTTTATTCCGCTCGAGGGCGCCATGACACAGGATGATAACAAGGTTCTACTGATTGGTAACATGACTAGGAATACTGGGTATTTCTACGAAACGCACTTTAAGACCGGTGTTAGGGAGAATTGGAACTGCCTGCACTGGGATTCAAGAGAAAGCTCAAACGTTACTCCAGATATGGTCAATTACTTCGCTAAGAAGTATGGTATTGACTCGAATGTGTTTAGAATCAGGGTAATGGGTGAACCGCCGCTGGATAGTGAAAACACGCTTATACCTATGGCGTGGGCTATGCAGTGTATGGATAACGAGGTAATTATACCAGAAGATGAACCGTTGTACCTTGGTGTGGACGTAGCTAGGTACGGTGAGGATAGTAGTGTTATATTACCACGCCAAGGGCTGAAAATATCCCCGTGGCAGACGTTCCAGAGTATGGACACAATAACGCTTGGCGGCTTTATTAACGAGGCGTATGTTGACCAGGATGCGTCAGGGTTAGCTATAGATGAGATTGGCGTTGGTGCTGGTGTTACTGACTGGCTACTTAAGCACGGACGGCTGAAGTGCTTTGGTGTAAACGTAGCAAGGGCTAGTAGTGATATAACTAAGTATGACCGACTTCGCGACGAACTGTGGATTAGGGTCAGAGATAAGTGTATGCGTAATCAGTACCAATTCCCTTCTGGTGAGCTTGGCCAGACATTGTGTGATGAATTGTCGCAGCCTACGTACACCTTTAACGCTCATGGCGGGTATAAGGTAGAATCAAAGAGGGATATGAAATCACGTGGAGTTATGTCGCCGAATATTGCTGATGCGTTATGCCTTACTGAGTATTTTGCTTCTTTTTCTAACCGTGTGTTTGGTAGCAAGTCTCCTCTCGATAAGAAAAAGAGTAGGCTTGGCGCGTCACCAGATGCGTGGATGTACATGTGAGGATATTGTTATGGGCAAGAACTTTTATGTTAAAGGTACTGGAATAGCCGGTAAAGACGGATATGTACCGAGGGAAGGTGTAGAAAGAGTAAACGATCTATACCCTACATTTAAAAGCATGTCAGGTAGTATTACTCAGGGTAAGGCTGGTAAGGATGGGCTGTCAGAGACAGCTGTCATGCATGGTGTTGCTATGAAAGAGAGCAGCATGCGTAATACGTCCAGAGGGTATTTATACAACTTCGACGATACAGCTGCGCAGAAAGAGTATAAAGATTCAGCCATGCGCAGAGGCAGTAATATAGCCGGTGTGCATGCTATGAAACAAGAAGCTGAAAGTGTCGCTGTACCGAGGTTGTTAAATGAGTATAACAGTCCGATAATTAAAAAAGCCATAGCTGATAAGGTAAAGAATGATAGTACAAAGAATAGGGATATAGGCGCAGCGTTTACTGTGATGCAGGATAAGATGAGTAAAAGCCGTACACTCGACGAAGGTCTGCGAGCCTGGAGAGGTAAAAACTCAGAGCCAGAGTATCCAAAGCACGTTAAGGTACTAGCAACTAAGATACGTGAATCTTTCTAGGAGTAATAATATGCCATGTGCAAGTTTAGAGCAGTCATTACAATGGCTCAGTGAGGCAGAGCGATCTTCGCCAGAAGTAACAGCTCGCAAAACTGGTATGGAAG